TCACCATCACCCCAAGTGCAAAGTTTTTCATTCTCATCAAGACACATAGTAAGATAGTTCATTGTTGCCCTGTGAATATCAAACTTAGTAAGTGGTTGTTTTGTCTCTCTACTCATCATAGGATAGAGTGGGTCATCTGTGCCATAGAATGAATCTACATAGTCAACAAATTGCTGAATAAGTGCCATGTTTTCAATAGAGGTCATTTCTTGAATAGTAGTCATAGGGGTCATCCTTTTGTATATACTTATTATAGTGGGTATGATTAACTATGCTACCATTACTGTGACAGTTTCTTA